AGTTGTTCCTGGTGACCGAGGAGGGAAGCTCGTAGAACAGCTCCGGCTGGGTCAGGGTGTAACCGGACATCGCTCCCCCTTACACCGAGATGTTGAAGATGGCGGTGATCGCGGCCGAGGCCGGCGTCGCCCACAGGATAGTGAAGGTGCCGGCGGTGATCGTCTGCGTGCCGCCGAAGTAGTTGTAGCAGATGCCGGGGTTTGCCGTTCCCGAGGGCGTGCTGTCGTACACCAGAGCGCCGAAGAAGCCCGCCAGGGTGACGCCGGTCGTGCTCGTCTGGCCGGCGGTGGGAGCCGTTACCTGATAGCACAGTGACGAGGAACCGGAGTCCACCGTCCAGGTCTTGGTTGAGCCCACGGACACGCCGCCGGCTGCCCAGCCGGTGCCCGTCACTTCGTTCGCCGTGACCCACTGGGAGGCCGCTCCGTTGTACGAAGTGAGCGTTACGGTGGATACCGTCTTGTCCGGCGTCGTGGTGTTGTTGTAGACCGCGACCTTAACTGCGTCACCGGTAAGGCTCACGAAACCTGTGTTAGCGGCGGCGTTGTTGACTGCCCTGGCGATCGGGTTCAGCATCGCCTGCTGGAAAATCGCGCTGTTGGCCCATCCTGACATTAGCCGACCTCTTCCTGAATCGACTCAGGCCGGACGCTGCCGTGCGCTGACGCCAGTCCCGCGTGAACGATAAGCTCGGGCGGTTCCGGGTTAAGGAACTCCGGCCCGAAGGCGAGGTTCTCCGGCAGCTCCTCGCGCCGAGCGCGCTTCTCGCGCGATGCCTTGCCCATCAGACCCTCATCTCCCCGTGCGCGAGCCCGGCGTTGACCGCCCGGTCCGTGTGCCCGTCTGCGTACCTGGTGGTTACCGCCATGTAGACGATGCCGTCATCGCCTGTGGCCTGGGTCTCGCCGCCCAGGTAGTCCTCGCGTTCGACCGCCTCCACAACGCAGTCAGTCCCGACCCTCACAAGGGGGGCCGAGAGCTGATGAAGCCTGGGGCAGTTGTGGTAGCGCGTGGCACCGGGGGGCAGCGCGGGGATCGTCTCACGGCAGTGGCAGCCGTTGGGGCAGTGCCACTCCTCGAACGGGACTTTCAGCAGGACAGGCTCGCGCATGCCCCCAGCGTATCAGCCCGCTTAGAGCTTGCGTAGCGCGTTCAGCGCCGCCACGTCCCCCATGTTCGCGGGCTGGAGCTTGGAGCCACCGCCCATTCCGTCTCGCAGGGCGGTGAGCAGGTCAATCCACTCGGTCAGCATGTCGGGGCTGAGGACCGCCGACAGTGTGGTGGACGGCGTGCGGATGGTGGCCACGCCGAGCAGTCCGTCAGTCGGGTGGTTGATGGTGCCCGCCTCCAGCGTCACCGGGCACGACGCCAGGTGGTGGTTGTTCGGGTCGATGAACTGGGCCGGGTTCGGCGTGGTCACTGGTCCTCCTGTGCGTTCAGGTACTCCAGCACGTCATCGTACTTCCACTCGTCGCACATGTACTCCCCCGCGCGGCCGACGAAGGTGCCGTTCTTGAGATACGGGGACAGGTCCGCCCAGTTGATCCCGACGCCGTGCAGCATCTCGTGGATCTCCGGGATGCGCTTGCCTTCCAGTTCCTTGTGGGAGAACGTGGCGCGGGCGAGCATCTGGATCGAGTTGCGCGCCCAGTCCTTCTGCCGCCAGACGAACACGTTGGGAACGTCGGCGGCCGGAACCGTGAACGCGCGGGCGTCGAAGAACGCCGGGGGCTTCTCATCGAACTCGCGGTTGAAGTAGGCCGTGAACACGCTGGCCGTGATCGAGACGATCTTGCCCAGCTCGTACCCGAACCACCCCTGGGTCTCGTGCGAGTCGGTGTCGGTGATCAGGAACGTGGCCTCGTCCGACTGGGTGTAGGCCAGCTTGAAGCCCTGCATCTGAAGGCCAGTCATGCAGGTGGCCGTGCGCATGGCCTCGATCAGCCGGTGGTCGAAGGGGCGGTTCATGCCCCGCGTCCAGGTGTGGAATGCCTTGCCGTCCACCCGGATCAGCACGGGGCTGTTGGGCGTCAGGACGTGCTGGGTGACCGCCTCGTACCGCTTGATGCGGTCCCCGAGTGAGTCGTTGATCATGGCTACCACTGCTCCACTGGTGCGATGTAAAGGGCGTCCTGGTCGCCGTGCTTGCTGGGATCGACGCACCGGTAGTACGACGCGATGCCGTTGCTCCGGACGAACTCCACTGGCCCCTGACATTCGTTGCAACGCATGTCAGCCTTGAAGTATTCCACGTGCTCAGTGTGCGTCGGCACCGCCGTCGTCTTGCCCTCGAAGCCGTGGCCGGGACTGTCAGGAACGCTGACGCCGATGAACCGGCGCGGGGGCACCGTGTAGTCCACGGGCGTGGTCGCGTGCGGGTCATTGACCAGCTCCCCCTTGTAGCGAAGGAACTCTCGCAGCTCGTGGAACTCGGCCTCCAGGGTGATGTCCTCGACCCAGGTGAGGAACCCGGCCAGATCGTTCTGCACAGTTGCGGGGATGAGCCGCTCGAAGTCGAACGTCACCCACTCCAGCGTGGTCGAGTGCTGAACCTTGGCCGTGACCCAGAGCGAGTGGCGGCCGGTGCTGCGGTAGTTCAGGGTGTACTTCCACCCCGGCTTGTACGACAGGTCTTTGATCACTTCCCAGAGGTTCATACCGGGTCCAACACCGGGTCAGGCGTGAAGATTCCCGTGCCGCCATTCCCTCTTCTCATTGACCGCCATCTTGAGGCTGAAGGCGCTTGACAGGTCGATGCCGAACTCGTCGGACATGGCCTGGAGCTGAAGGTAGAAGAACGCGAGCGGCTGGGCCAGGTGAGCGCGGTACAGCCCCTCGCCCATGCCGTGCTCGCGGTACTCCTCGATCGCGTCCCGAATGCGGCGCACAAGCTGCATGCACCGGCCGTCGAACGAGGTGGACTTCCCGTACTCGAAGCTGTGCTTGTAAACGTCCACGGCGACGCCGAGGTCCACCGTGAACCGCGACGCGTCGTCCACCAGGCGGATGTAGCAGTCCGCGAACTCGCTGGCCATCTGCGGGCCGGCCTTCCGGCCGCCGGACAGGCCCTCGTCGTAGTAAGCGTCGTTGACCTCGACCACCTCGGTCATCAGCAGGGCCATCGCCTCCAGGAAGCTGACCGGCTTGTCGTACCAGCCGTGCTCGACATTGACCCGGTGGACGTACTCCTGGTTCGCGGCGTGGTCTACCCCGGTGAGGTTAGTCATTGTCTTTCCTTTCATAGGCAGGAACTTCGGCACGAAGATGGGCGGGCAGTCAAAGCGCGGAGGAGCAGGGAAAGGCGGCTCCAGATCATGCCACGGTGTTGGTGAGATCATAGCTGCGCCTCTTCTTGTTCAGGACGTACGCGGCGAGGGTGGCTGCGGTGATGGCGCTGATGTCGGCCTCGGCGTCGCGCCTGCGCCATGCCTTGCCGCCGTCGCCCACCACTCTAGTGTCTGCGCGGCCCACTGCGCGCCACAGGTCAATCGCGCCCTCTTCACCGAAGTGCCAGAGCTTCTGGTCCTTGACCTGCTGCATCAGGAAGGCGAACGCGGCGGCCTCCTCGCCCGGCCCCACCTGGTACACGCGGTCGCCCCACAGCTTAACCGCGTCATCGAGCAGCCCGGCCCCGGGGCCGCTCTTGGGCACCGCGACGAACATCGGCTTGATCTTCGTGTACAGCTCTTTCATCTTCGGGATGACCCAGTGCGTGCCCTGGCGGTGGCCCTCGCGCGGCATCTCCAGCACCATTCGGCCCTGCTTGTGAATCCACGCCCCCATGATGGTCGCTGACTGGCTGTCCTCGCTCACGTCGAACGAAAGCACCGAAGGCTGGGTCGGGAAGCCCGGATCGACGTTGGTCAGCACCTTCCACGCGGTCTTGCTGATCGTCATCCAGGGGTCTTCCTCCGGCGGCCAGTTGCCCACCGACAGGATCTCGATGTCGAACTTGGCGTCGGGCATCCTGGTCAGCTCGCGGCGGGTGGTGGCCAGCGTGATGCGCTCGCCCATGGCGGGGTTGGCCTTGGCCCAGGAGCGCGGGTCGTCGCGGTCGTCGTGCTTGTCGCAGACGATGTAGTGGTTGGTCTCCCGGCCCTTGTCCTCGTCCCTCGGGCAGCTCTCGTCGTGCGGGTTGATCGAGAACTCCAGGCCGAACGTCTGGGGGTCGCGCTTGAGCAGCAGCGAGCGCATCTTGGCGAGCTGCTGGCTGACCGAGCCGTCCTCCAGGCCGGCCGAGGCCGCGTAGATCATCTGGGGGTTGGGCCGGGCGCGCATCGTCGGCATCGACGCGCCGACCTGCTCGTTGCTCAGGATCATCGCCTCGTCGTAGACCAGGCAGTCGCAGGAGAACCCCCGGGAGGTGGAAGCGCCGGCGCGAGCGTGGAACTCGATCTTCGAGGTGCGGCGGGCCGTGATCTCCTTGCCGCCCGCCCCGAAGATCAGGGTGGGGCGCGGCTTGAGCACGATGGCTTCCTTGCCGTTGCCCGTGATGACGCCGTGGCGGACGCTCCCGCCCCTGAGCTTCTTCTCCAGCGCCGGGTAGCTCTGGAGCGTGGTGGTGAGGCGCTGGAGGTGGTTCAGGGATGTCTTGAGCTGGTGGGACGTGTGGATGATCAGTTCTTCCTGGAGCAGGAAGATCCCGGCCAGCTCCCGGACTTCCAGGACGGTGCCCTTGCCGTTCTGGCGGGCCACGATCATCACCACGTCGGGCGCGGCCCACAGGCCGTCCGGGTGGCGGCCGAGCATGTGCCGCAGGCACCACTTCTGCCAGGGGTCCAGGAAGTACCCGAAGCTCTCGGCCCACTCCAGCACCTCTACCGAAACATGGTCGCCGCAGCCGTGCTCGTGGTTCTCCTCAAGCCGCTCGATCTGGCACATGACGCAGCCGTCAACCTGCTGCTCATGGCGCTCGGGCACATTGGAGAAGCGCGGCACCTGGCTGCCCAGCAGCGGCCCCTCCATGAAGGTGCCGTCCGGCAGCTCTACCCGGTCTGTGAGACGACTTCCCACCTGTTGCCTCCTAACAGGGGCTAGTCTAGCGGAGGGAGCGTTCCCTTCCTGTACCACTCCCGGGTTTCAACGTCCCAGTAGTAGTCAGTCCAGAGCAGTGAGGACCGATGCGCCTCTATCGCGCGCCGAGCCCTGGCGGACCCCTGTGTGTAATCATTACACAGTCCGCCGTTGACGCGCAATTCCCCGACCCAGGCGTGCCAGTAGCCCCACCATTCGTCGTCCTCTATCTCATTGACCACGTACCGGCCGGGCGGGAGGCCCTTCATCGGCCGCGCGAGGCGCGGATAAGCTGGACGATGGCGAGAGCCCAGATGGTGCCAGTGAACGTATAGCCCACGATCGCCCCGGCTACTTGGCTGTGCATATGAAATTCACCCATCCCAGCTCGTCGCGGCTGGTCTCGCGCCAGGCCGCGTAGCCGTTCCACTTCATCCAGATCTCCAGGCAGTCGAACTCGTCTACCAGGTAAGCGCTCAGGGTCTCGGTGTATTCCCCGGGGGCCTTGACCGCGTACTCGGGCACCAGGGCGGCCTTTCGGCCGTCGAGCCGGAACCGGGCCTGGGCGCAGGCGTTGAGCGTGCGGTTGCCCAGGTGCTCGGACAGCTCGCGCGGCGTCATCTGGGGGTTGTCCCGGATGAGCGACAGCTCGGTCTCGGTCCAGCCCGCGTTCCGGTACTTGGCGGCGGTCAGTGCGAGCACCCCCGGCACGCGGCCCGGTGGAACAGGTCGTACTTAGGCGGCAGGACGCCGACCAGGTGGGCGGTGAGGTAGCCCCACGAGCCGAGGACCGCCGGCCCGAGAACCGGGTGCCTGACCGCCGTCTTGAACGCGTCGCTCATCGTCCGCTGGCCTGTCGCGTCCACCGCGATCACCACGACCGCTATGCCCACCCAGCCCCAGTTAGGGTGGTCGTGCTTCGTCACTGCCCTCGCCTCTCGGGTGAAATCCAGGCGAAGATCTTCGGCGCGGTCGTGCGGTTCTCCAGCCAGAGGGCCACGGCAGCGCGCCAGCCCAGCTCCGACACGTCCTTCTCGAACTGGTTCACGGCCTACGCCTCTTCCAGCGCTCGCGCGGCATCTTACCCTTACTGACGATCCTATTCCGCCAGGCGTAGTTTCGCCTATCGGCCCAGTCAGCGATCTCCCCGAACAGCCAGCGCCAGCCACGCGGGTTCTCGGGGATCTCCCAGCGCAGCTCGTCGCGGTTATCGCGGTGGATGCCCAGGAAGAACGCGGACACGCGCTCCCACGGTCCCTCGTAGTAGACGGCGATCATCAGGCGCTTGCCGCGCCGGTACTCATCCCTGTCCATGCTGCGCCTCCAGCGGGCAGAACGGGCACGGCACGGCGTCGCAGTCAACCGCGTGGAACACGTAGAGGTCATTGGGGTCGCCAGCGCCGCACGTGCACTGCGGCTCGCGCTTCTCCAGCCACTCGCGGCCGAGGTAGCCGGTGCCCGCGCAGGGGCAGCCGGGGCAGCCGGCGTCTGCGGGGAACAGCTCCCCTGTACGCTCGAAGTACGCGGCCTCGTCCAGCCACTGGCGCATAAACGGCGACTCCTGCGGCTCAGTCTCATCGTCATCTCTCACGGTCCTGACAACGACGGCAGCGCCGCCTAAATTCCGCCCTGCTCGCGGCGGCGGCGCTCGGCCAGCTTCTCGCGCCGGGTCTCGGTGTCGTCCGCGTCTTCCAGCGGCGGGAACAGATCCCGGATCTGAAGGAAGTTCAGGCGGATTTCCTTGGTGTACTGCGTCACCTCGCGCGGGGCCACCTCCCCGCAGTCGATCTGGCGGGCCATAACGCACGCCATCTTGGCGAGGGCGGTGTCGGCCGCCTCCTCGGGGAACTGGGCCAGGTCGCGCAGCAGCCCCTCCTCGATCCCCCCGGCCTTGACCTCATCCGGCGCTGCCTCAGCCAGGATGCCGCAGCCGCCGCAGTAGTAGACGCCCTTTGACTTGATCCAGACATCTGAGCCAGATGGGATGGCCAGCTTGCACCCTCGGCATTTTATCGGACCGCTGCTGTTGCCCCACTGCGGATACGCCATACTTCAGCTTAGACGGGCAGCCCGGAACGTGCATGCCCTCCCAGAGACCGCAGTCCTTGCAGCTAGAGAGCACGCTTGCGCCCCTCTTCCACAGCCTCCAGCAGCGCGTACGCCAGCTCCTCGGCCAGCGCGAGGGACAGGTGCAGGTCCGGGCAGACCGGCAGCTTCTTGCGATCCACCGGGGCTTTCACCCAGAGACGGTCCGCGCCCTGATGCTCGAACGTGAACTTATCCGCCACAGAACCAGCAGTCGCAGGTCAGGTCGCCGTCTTCGTCCTCATCCATCAGTACTTCTCCCAGGGGTTCCACGGGTTCCCGCCGAACACAGAGTAGTGACCTGCGTTCACCTCCATGATCGGCGGGAGGACTCTCTCGTACAACAGCTTGTCGTTCCACAGCTCAATGAACGTCTCGATCTCCCACACCGGCTTGAGGAGTGCCTGGTGACAGGCGATCTCGCTGACGGTGCCCTTGCTGGTGCGCCAGTCGGGACCGACGATCAGGAAGTCGCTGTGGTAGGCGATCCAGTCCCAGTCCGCCGAGAGCGCGGCCACCAGGTCGAAGCCCGCCGCCTTCGATTCCTCGACCGAGCCCATGGGGCACTTCATCGGGTCGAAGCCCATCTCGCGGTCGTGCTGCGCTGGGTTGAACACCTCGCTGATCACAGGCAGCGACAGCAAGCGCTTCTCCGTCAGGTCGAACCAGGGGAAGTTGAAGAACGGCCTGCCGGTCATCTTGTTGCCGAGGTAGCACTTGTGCTGCCGGTAGGCGAACGAGAACTCCTGCTCAAGCGGCCTGTACCAGTCCCGGTCAGTGCCCATAGCCACGCGTATCCCACAGTCGCGGATCGGTCCGGTCCATGACGAGCTGGCGCAGCTTCGCGACTTCCCCTTCCAGGAAGGTCACGCGCTCCTCCAGCGTCGGCGGCGGGGGCACCGGGGGCTTCGGCGCGTAAGGGTCTTCGTACTTCATCGAGCCACCCCGTGAAATCGTTGATGATCTTCCCGGCCTCGTGCTTGAGATCGCGGTCTACCTCGGCGTAACCGTAGATCCAGGTGATATGTTCCCAGGCGGCAAAGAAGTGCTGGGAGTTCACGTCGCACTCCACCATCCAAGTCGCGGCCTGGCGCAGCTTCTCGCGCTCGTCGTTAAGCCCCATCGCGCGGGCAGCCCTTTTCGTGCGGCGTATGCGGGTCCGAGGCCGGCGAGCAAGTACACGGCTTCAGCGGTCCGCGCACGTGGTCCGCGCTGCCGTGCTGGTGGCGCTCGCTGTCTGGCCCCAGGCACTCGCGGTTGCACCACGCCTCATCGTCCTGCTCGGCCTCGTCGTCAGCAGGAGCGTCCTTCACCTCGATCAGCCGGACGGACGGGTGGATGGGGATGCAGAACGTGCGGGCGGTACCATCGTTGGTGACGGAACTGCCGTTAACGAACTTCGTCTCGCCCGCCTCCATCCAGAGATTGAGCTGGGTGTACTCGAACTTCTCCGGCTCCGGTGCCTTCTCCTCATCAGTGCCGTGTTCATGCCCCAGGCAGTACTCGAAGTTCTCATGCTCGACCGGCGTCTGCCCGGTGCCCTCGGGCGCGGCCTTTACCATGCGGTCCAGCTCTGCCTTGGCCGCGATGTTCCGCCGCGTCAGCAGCACGGCGTTGATTCCCCACACGACCGCAGCCGCGTGGTCCTCGCCGTCCTCGACGCCCAGCAGGAACTTGTGCAGGTGGCGCTCGGTGGCGTCCGCGTGATGAGCGAGGGACTCCTCTGTGCAGGACTTCTCCCAGTTGCGGTCGCCGTACAGCTCCCCGCCCTTGGTGTAGTGCATCGCGGTCCGGTAGAGAAGCTGCTCCTCCAGCGGCACGCCCTCCGGCCACATCAGCCGGAACTTCGGCTTGCCCTCGGCCGTGTCCCGGTGCATGCCGTCGTCGTACTCGGTCTTGACCCCGGAATCATAGACCTTGAAACCCTGGCTCTCCAGCTTCGCCCGCGCGGCCAGGCGCTTCGCCTCCTGTGCCTGCTCGGCCTGGAAGTTCGCGAAGTCCTCGTCATACACGCGTTGATCCCCCTGCTCCGCCGAGTACGCCTGCCCCGTACACTACGTTCCCGCCGCCGCCGCCGCCGCCCGTCCGGAAAGCCGGGGCGCACGCGAAGCAGAGCCCGTTGGTGAGCGCGTGGTCGGGCGGCGGCTGGCAGCAGTTCTTGCACCTGATCCGCGCGTCCGCCTCGGCCGTCTGCTTGCGGCCCGCCAGCTCGGCCTCGATCGAGACCAGCTCGGTGGCGTACCACTCGGCCTTCTGCCTGTCCTGGACGGCGCTGTCGGCCTTCTTTCCGGCGCGGGCGGTGTACTTGATGAGACTGCCCCAGCAAAAACCCTTGGCCAGATCAAGGTCCCAGGCGCGGAGCACCTTGATGACCTCGTAGTCGCTGTCCCCGCCGTAGTGGGCGGGGTGATCCACGTCGCTCATGACGGCCACGCTATCACAGGCAAATAGGGTTCAATTCCCAGTGCCAGCCGTTCTGCTGCATGCCGCCTACCGGGTAGCGGAGGCGGGATTCGAACCCGCGACCTGTGGATTATGAGTCCACCGAGCTGCCGAACTGCTCCACTCCGCAGTGGTCCCCGAACGTGACCGGTACTCAGCTTCCGCCCAGGGCGAGTCCACTATACCCCGCGAAACCGCTCGATGCGACGCTCCTGAAGGCTCGCCTCGGCCGCTTCCAGGCTCTCGCTGGCCAGCTTGATGTCGATCTTGCCGGTTGCGCGGTGCCGCTTGATGAAAGTCTGCGGGCTCATGATCCGAAGCTCTCGGTGCGCCGGCCGGCCGTGGTCGCGGTGGAAGTTCGCCAAGTCCCGCTGGAACTCGTCCCATGCGAGGTAGTCGCCCGCGCACAGGCTCGTTCCTGCCTGGATCTTGTTCGCTCGGTGGTGCAGGGCCTCCGCCTGGGCCTCGCGGCGCGTCCGAAATCCTACCGGGCCGGCGTGCATGGGACAGTAGAGCGCTCCGTTGATAACTTCCCACCCGACGCCCACTGCGGCGTTCACATCGAACTTAAACTCGACGCAACCCTCAGCCTCGCACTGACTCACTGAAACCTCCTAATATCGCGCCAAACTGCCTAATACCGCGTCATCTTGCTGAGTTCCGCTCCAAAGCCTCGGATTCCGCGATCTTCTGATAGCGCCTCCCGAACCATATCCCGCGCATAGCATGGGACCGACAGCAGTACTTGGCCTGGATGCCGCCGTCCCGGGTTCGGAACGGCCGGCCGCACCATTCGCACAGCAGCACCGCCCGCCGCCGGGCGCACGTCCGGCACCATGGCGGATTTGGGCGCAGAGAGCCCATTTTCAGGCGTTTTCCGCACCCTCCAGCGCAGTTTTGGTACCAGGCGGCCACGTGCGCGACACTACCACCGAATCCGGAGCGAGCGCGAAGGAACTGGTCAGAGGCGTGTGAACTGCGCTCACAGTTGCCGCAGGTCAGCAAAATTTTCGAAAACTTGCTCGGGGCAGCGAGAAAAACCACCGAGGGCTCAAACATGCCGGGGAGAGAAATCGGTCACAGATCGGAA